TTGGTGGTAGAACGATGGAAAAACGTGTTAAAGCCCCAAACACAAAAAACAAATAATAATCGATTTACTAGGTTTTTTGAAAAAGATTCCTTATATTAAATAAATTATGGCTGTGAAGAAGACATTAAAGGAAATAATACGCGACGAATATAAGAAGTGTGTCCAAGATCCGGTACATTTCATGCGTAAGTATTGTATCATTCAACACCCAACTCAAGGCAAAATATATTTTAATCTTTATCCATTCCAAGAAGATTCACTTAATCAACTAAAAGACAATAGATATAATATTATTCTTAAATCAAGACAGTTAGGTATTTCGACTTTAACTGCAGGATATACATTATGGAAAATGTTATTCAAGCCTGATTTTAATGCTTTGGTTATTGCAACGAAACAAGACGTAGCTAAAAATTTAGTTACAAAAGTAAGAGTCATGCATGAAAATTTACCTAAATGGTTAAGAGGTACAGTATTAGAAGATAATAAATTATCTTTAAGATTGACTAATGGTTCACAAGTAAAGGCAATATCTTCAAAAGGTGATGCAGGTAGATCAGAAGCATTATCATTATTAATATTTGATGAAGCAGCTTTTATTGATAAGATTGATGATATATGGACTGCAGCTCAACAAACACTAGCAACAGGGGGTGATTGTATTGCATTATCAACTCCTAATGGTGTTGGTAATTGGTTTCATAAACAATGGGTAGAAGCTGAAGCTGGTGGTGAATTTAACACCATGAAGTTACATTGGACAGTACATCCAGATAGAGATGATGTATGGAGAGCAAAACAAACAGAATTGTTAGGTGAAAAAATGGCCGCGCAAGAATGTGATTGTGATTTTATATCATCTGGTCATACCGTAGTTGACGGAGAAATATTACAATGGTATAAAGAAACATATGTAAAAGATCCAATCGAAAAAAGAGGCTTTGATGGAAATTATTGGATATGGGAATATCCAAACTATTCAAAAAATTATATGGTGGTAGCTGACGTTGCAAGAGGAGATGCAACCGATTACTCCGCATTCCATGTATTCGATACAGAAGAATGTAAACAAGTTGCAGAATATAGAGGTAAGATAGGAACTACTGAATATGGTAATATGTTAATAGCAGTTGCAACAGAATATAATAATGCTTTATTAGTTGTGGAGAACGCTAATATAGGATGGGCATCAATACAAGTAGCATTAGATAAAGGATACTCAAATATATATTATTCTTATAAACAAGATGGATATTTGGACGAAGAAATACATTTAAAGAAAAATTATGATTTAAAGAAAAAATCTCAAAAAGTTCCTGGATTCTCAATGACATCTAGAACCAGACCATTAGTGATATCTAAATTAGAAACATATTTTAGAGAAAAAACACCTATAGTTCATAGTAAACGATTAATAGATGAATTATTTACATTTATTTGGTTAGGACATAGAGCGGAAGCTGCAAGAGGATATAATGATGATTTAACTATATCATTTGCAACAGGGTTATGGATGAGAGATACTGCATTAAGATTACAACAACAAGGAATGGATTTAAATAGAAAATCATTAGGTGGCATAGGCAANAGCGAAGCAATGTACACAAACAAGGATAATATGAAAGGAAGTGGATGGGAATGGTCATCAGGAGACAAAGATGATACAGATTTAACATGGCTTTTATAGTAATATCATATTTATAATAAATTAGAACATTATGGCAAAAACAGATTTACGATCTAGACTAAAAAGACTTTTTTCAACTAATACTATAGTACGTAGAATTGGTAAAAAACGTCTACAAGTCGTAGATTCAAACAAGTTACAATCCCTAGGGAATATGCGTAATACGAAATACATTGATAGATTTTCGGGTATGCATACAAATAAACAAGGATACAATACATTTAACCAATCATATAGTTTTCATTCTTCTAAAATCGAATTATTTACAGATTATGAAGGAATGGATATGGACCCAATTATATCTTCTGCATTAGATATTTATGCAGATGAATCTACAGTAAAAGATGCAGATGGAGATACATTAACAATTAGTACACCAAATGAAGATATGAAAAAGATCTTGCATAACTTATTTTATGATATATTGAATATAGAATATAATTTATGGCCATGGATGAGAAATGCATGTAAATATGGAGATTTCTTTTTGCAGTTAGATATCGAAGAAGAAATTGGTATTGTAGGAGTTACTCCATTATCTGCGTATGAAGTAAGACGTGAAGAAATGTTTGATAAAGATAATCCATACGCAGTAAAATTTTATTATGAAGGAATGAATATGGCACCAGGAGGTGCAACAAGACAAGAATTTGAACCATTTGAAATAGCACATTTTAGATTACTATCAGATACAAACTTTTTACCATATGGTAGATCAATGATAGAAGGAGCAAGAAAAGTCTTTAAACAATTAATGTTAATGGAAGATGCAATGTTATTACATCGTATTATGAGAGCTCCTGAAAGAAGGATTTTCAAAATAGATATTGGTAATATTCCACCTAATGAAGTTGATTCGCATATGAATCAAATTATTAGTAAAATGAAAAAGGTTCCGTATATTGATGAAAAGACAGGAGACTATAATCTTAAGTTTAATCTGCAAAATATGATGGAAGATTATTATCTGCCAGTAAGGGGCGGCGAATCTGGAACTAACATCGAATCTTTAGCTGGAATGGCAAATGATGGTCAAATTGAAGATATCGATTACTTAAAACATAAAATGTTCTCTGCATTACGAATTCCCAAAGCGTTCCTAGGTTATGATGAAGGGGTAGAAGGAAAAGCAACATTAGCAGCTGAAGATATTAGATTCGCAAGAACAATTGAAAGACTACAAAAAATATTTGTTTCTGAATTAACTAAAATTGCAATAGTTCATTTATATACTCAAGGATTTGATAATGAAGATTTAATTAATTTTGAATTAAGCTTAACATCACCATCTATTATATATGAAAAACAAAAGGTAGAACTATTAAATGAAAAATTAGGAGTAGCTACTACAATGAAAGAATCCAAACTATTTTCAGCTAGATATATTTATGAAAATATTTTCGGAATGAGTCAATCAGAATGGACTACAGAACAAGAACAAGTAATCGAAGATCTTAAAGAAGATTTTAGAAAAGAACAAATTACATCTGAAGGTAATGATCCTAAAAAAACAAATATGAGTTTTGGAACACCTCATGATATAGCATCCATGCATACCGCTCCAGGAGACGAAGTTCCAGGACAACAAGATGAAGGAGCTGATGAACCAATTGCAGGCCCAGGCCGTCCAAAAAAATATGGTTCATTTGGTAGAGCAAATTCTCCATTTGGTAGAGATCCAGTAGGTGCAAAATCATTAGACAAATCATTAGCAACAGATAAGTCACCACTTCAACATAAATATAGAGGAGGTGGACCATTAAGTACAGAATCAACCGAAGCTCAGAGATTAATACAGAGTGATATTACCTTAAGACAACTCAATGATAATAAGAAATCTTGCAAGATTCTTAAAGAAAGTCTTTCAAAAAAGACAGAAGATCTAGACAAAGGAACAATTTTAGATGAGAAGAACCTGATCGGTAATGAAAAAGCGTAGTGATTCTTTGAAATCTACATATTTATTTAAAAATAATAAGCGTAATTACAGGACAGTGTGTCAATGAAAAAGATCAAGCATTCAAAGTATAAAAATACCGGTATTCTATTTGAAATGTTAGTACGTCAAATAGCTGCAGATACAATGCACGGTCATAATACCAAAGCTCTACCAATATTAAAAAGACATTTTAAAGTAGGAACAGAGCTCGGAAAAGAACTACAACTATATCGTACCATTCAAGAAGAAGAATTTAAAACAGAAACAAGTGCACAAAAATTCTTGCAAGCATGTATAACAGCAAGAAAGGCATTAAATGAAAGTGCACTTCGTAGACAAAAATATAATCTTATTAAAGAAATTAATGATAGTTTTATTGTTGAAAATTTCTTTAAATCTAGAGTATCTAATTATACAATGCTTGCATCAATCTTCAAATTATTTGAATATGCAGAAGTTGACAATCCAGCTCAGATAGTAAGATCAAAAAGTACATTAGTAGAGCATATATTACGAAACGCTTTAATGAATCCTATCAAGACAAAGAAAGGAAATGTTATTAAAGAAGAATATACAGTACAAGAAAAGGATGTAAGACTTTTATCTTATAAAATGCTTATTGATAAGTTTAATAATAAGTATAATGGACTTAATACCCGTCAAAAGAATGTATTACGTGAATATATAAATAATGTATCAAATACAGTTTCATTAAAAGAATTTATCCAAAAAGAAATTCCAGTAATACAAAAAGCTTTAAAAAGAGCAAGTGTAAGAGTTGGCTCTAAAATAATTAAAATTAAGTTACATG